AACGAGTCAGCAACGTGATTTGGGACGAACGCGAACTCGTCGAGAAAGAGGATGTTAAAAGACATACCTCTGACAGCACTTGCAGACGTAGAAGATGCCAATATTTTACTGCCATTTTCCAACTCTAAAGAACCTTTATTCCATGATATGATACCTTGCTGCATCCATCTTGGCAAGTTCTCATATGCAGTTTGTAATCTACTAAGCAATTCTCTTGCTGTCGCTGCTTTATTTGCCAGAATTCCAATATTTACACTGTCATTAAAAACAGCATAATGTAAAAGGTAAGATACAACAGTAGTTGATTTGCCAGTCTGTCGTGGCATCTTGCAGATATTAAATCTATTATTATGAAAATTATGAATTAAATTTTCTTGAAACCCATATGGATTAAACTGAGTTAAACCTTCATCCAAAGAAACAATCTTTACATAATTATTTGCAAAGTAAATCGGATCTTCTCTACACTTAATGAATTCAATAACCTGCTCTTGGGTAAATTCAATTGGTGTATTAGCTTTCTTAAGATTAGGATTACCAAGATATACGTTATCAGACATTATCTACAATTAAAAGATCAAACATCGATGATACAGTTGCATTACTTCCAGTATACGTTCTTACTTCAAGGTCAGTTTTTTCTGTGAAGTAAATTGGAATACTAAATGTAGTGTGCATGTTACTATTATATAGATTCAGTTCAGAAGCTACTCTAAAAACACCACCAAAAGGTCTTTGAAATAAACGAACCGTATTCTCTTGGTTCTTATTCATTGTTGCTGCAAATGCTTTCAGGAATCCATTTTTACCTGCAGGAATTGTATAGAAGGTAACTTGAGTTTGTCCCATTTCCGCAGAGATGAAACATACTGTATTTGCTCCTTGTGTAAAAGAAATATCTCCTACATTAGTTGATCCTGTCATCACAAATGCTCTATGGGTTCGTAAAAACTCTACAGTTCCACCAACTCCGACTGTTCCATTTAGAGTAAAATCTTCTTCTACTTCATTATAATTTGCATCAAGTCCTTGAACTTTTACTGTTTGTGCTCCAGAACCACCATCAGTATCATCACTAGAAGTAGATTGAACTGTTACTGTTGCTGCTGTAATTGGAAACTGATAAGCACCTCTAGCACTCCAAACAGTATCATAAGTTGCGGATGTAGTTACTACTGCACCAAACTTATGGACATTAGCAATTTGAGTTGTAATACCAGCAGCAATATTTAAATCAAACTGTGTATCTCCACCACAAGCACCAATGTTGCCGTATTTATCGGCACACATATAGACTTCAAATAGACTTCTCTCCTGATTGAGGTAGTCTTGTGTAATTTTATTCCACTGTGCCATAAATTATTCTCCCCAAGTCAATCTCTCTGGTTGATATCTCTTAATTCCAGTGATTCTCATAGTATTGTTATTGATTGTATTTGATGGGTAAATATTATGTACTATCGCACCTGGGTATTCAGATTGAAGTTGTTCCCCAAGATCTTGTTTTGATGGAATTCTTTCACTGTTAATATCAATACGATAAAGATTACCTTGCCAAACTACATCAGCAGTATATTTTTCACTAAAATTTTGTTTTTGTTCTATTTCTGAAGTTGAATTAATATTCAAACTTCCATTAAAGTCACCATTAATAGTGACGTTTTCTGAGATTAATTTTTTCATTGATCAGCACTTCCAACGACGACGGGCTTTACAGATTGCTTTGTCTGGGGTCTTAGAACAATCAATATTATGCATTTCTTTTTGACCCTCTGAACGGGAACAGTATGATGAACGTCTCTTTGCATCTTTGCTTCCTGGTTTTGGATCACCAGTTACAGCAGTCTTTAACTTTGAACCTGGATTCTCACGACGATATGCTTTGACTGCAGCAGGACTCATTCCATCGGTTTTATCTTTTTTATTTACTGATTGCCAATCTTCACCAAACATTTTTGGACCTTTGGTCTTTCTTTCTGCTGCTGCTCTTTCACCCTCAGTAGCACCCTTCTTAGCAAGATTTCTTACTTTTGCTGCACGTTGCTGTTGTCTATGTACTTTTGGGTCAATTGCTGCTGGCATTATGCTCTCATCTAGTTCATTTCTCCAATCAGAAAACTCTTCTTTCTTGACTTTTATTTTTTTAGAATCCCCAGTCCTAAACTTACCAAATGGAGTTGGAAGTTCTTCTCCATATTTACCCTTACTCTTTTCAACTTTATCCTGAGAATCTACGTCACCATCAACATCATAATCAATTCTTTTTGTTGCTTTCTTGGAAAGTTTTTGTAAATTTCCACCACCAATATTAGATTCTTCTTTTTCTTCTTTCATTTTTTCACGTTTTGCTTTTGCCTTTGCCAGTAATCTTGCTTTAGCATCATCTTGTTCTTTCTTAGGAATAGCAGTAACAGCACCTACCTTTTGATCAACATCTCCAGGTGCATACCCTTCTTTCTTCACACAGTTAGGAACAACTTTTTTACCTTTCTTTTTCATGCCTTTTTGAGTATAACCATCCCAACACTTTTCATCAATCTGCTGACCACCTTTGATTGGTTCTGGTTCGACAATATCAAAAAATTCATATTCAGTTGCCTGGAAATCATCTCTCCAGTTAGAGAACTCATAAGACTCTGACTTATTGCCCCAATTGGCAGCACCTTTTTTACGGCACTTTACAAGTGCCCCAGATGCATAAGCAGATGGCCAAACTTTATATCTTTTTTTTACTTTCTTGTAGCAGGCATCTTTTTCTCCCGCCTCTTCATTGGTCACATAATCTGCAGCAGTATCGATATAATCTGCTGCTTTGGTAATTTTGGATTGAACCCATGCTTTGAGTTCTCCTTCTCCATTTTTTCCCATCTTTTTCTCTAATCTTTTTGCTGCATTTTTCAAAGTTTTTAACTCTGAACGTGCCATAGAAAATTCATGATCTTTTTTAGTTTCTTCAGTTGCCACGTTAATTGCCTTTCCTTTACGATTTGGATTTTTATCTTTTCTCTGTTTACGATCAAAAGCTCTTTGTTCTTCTTCATCATCCAAATTTCTTTTCATTTTAGAAGAACCACACTTAGGTTTTGTGGTTTGTCCAGGTTGTTTAGCGCAAGGTTTTCCTGCGTATTTACCGCCTAACTGAACCCAACCAGGAGTTCCATCAGAAGATCGACTTTTTTTAAACCAATCGTGTAAAGAACTATCACCACTTTTAGATTCATTCATTTCTTGTAGAAAACAAGACTATTCATTATTATTTAGAAAACCCTGCTTCAAAAGTTTCTGAAGTTCTGAAGTTGATCCAACAAATAGTGCATTATTAGTCACATTATTTGTAGTTTTTTTACCATCTTCTTCAACTTCTTTAAGTTTCATTTGAAGTTCGATTAATTTATCCGTTGCATCGGCAACATTTTTAATTAATTGTCCAGCAACTTCATATGCCCTAGGACTGCCTCCTTCACCCGCAACTTCCATAATTCCATTAATTGCTTCCTGCCCCTTTTCAATTAAGGAATAAAAATTTGCACGACTATATTCATAATCTTTCTTTATATCATTAACAATTTCAATATTTTTATTTTGCTGTTCTGGTAGAGATATAGTTTCTTTTTCTGTCTCAACTATATTTTCTACATTTAATGCTTCATTGATAGAATTATATTTATCTAACATGGGATTTAAATATCTGTTTGTTTTGTTGGACTATATGTTTTCGAATCTGGCAGATATTCCCAAGATTGATTAAAACCAAAATCATCTCCTGGTTCTACAAAGGGATCATCTAAATCATTTATTTCACCATCTTCATTATAATCTTCTTTTGCTTTTGGTGTAGCCAAATATCTCAATTCACGTTTTGCAGTTGGTAGATTAGTATTTGTATACATATCGACTTGAACTTTCTTGATGAGACCTTCTGTAGATTCTGCAATAGGACCAAAAATATAAGTTTTAGCGGTAAATCTTAAAGTATATATCAGTGCTCTTCTTTGAGAAAAATCACCTTCATAATCATCTTGAAAATCAATCGAATTCATAATTATTGGAATATCTTTCTTTTCACCTATTGAATCCACTAAATCAATGGTAATATTGAAAGAAGGTTGAAAAAATGGTAAAATTTGCTCAATAATCTGTAAAGCATCATCACTTAATTTTGAATATATACTTAATTCAAAATCAATATTATATGGAACTGGCATATAAACTTTTTTTATATTGCCAGAATTATCTACTTTTTTAAAAGTTTGTGTAACACTAGTTTTTCTGTCTCCATCATAACTTATTCCAATCATCTCAAATGACATTCTTGGCAAAACTATAGATATTGGTTTTTCTAAGTTTGCTTGCTGTTCAATTTTTGCCAAAAACTTTTGTGTTGGACCATAAGAAAGTGCAACTTTTATATCTTCTAATAAATTTTTATTGGTATCTAAATGTTGAATATGAATATTATTAAATAATGTTCCAAATCCTACAATTACCTTTCTTATAATTTCGTGATAAAAATAATTTCCTAACATTTTAATATTCTCCGAAAGGATTGGATTCAGTAAAATCTAAAATTGTATCGGCTTCAATTTCGATTTTTTCATTATCATCATAATTAGTCTCTTCTGAATTATAATTATTATAATTTTTTAATCTATATGAAGCACTAGAAGATGATCCCACTACAATCTCACCCTCATAAAAATTAATATTACTGGAATTTGAAGATATGGAATAAACTTCTAGTTTATTTTCGACAGAATTCCAAGATTTGACTCTTGCTTTAACTCCAGATGTTGTTCCAGTAATTATTTCATTATAAACATAAGAACCAGTTCCTTCAAAATCATTTGGATTAGATAAAGTGATCCTGGGATCAGATGTAGTTATACTTGATGTATATCCAATTCCAGGATTCTTAATATTTATGTCTACCAATACTCCATTAGAAATTATTGGTTCAAATATAGCTGTTGTTGCTCCAACTACATTTTGGGATGGTGGACTAATAGTAATTGAAGCGGTAGAATTTGTATATCCACTTCCCCCATCATTAATCGATACTCCAATTACACCAGTGATTGATAGATCAGTACTTATACCACAAGTTGCAATTGCACCAGATCCACCACCACCAACGATTTGTATTTGGGGAGCTACTGTATATCCAGCACCACAAAAATTGAGAAGTATTTCCTTTATTGATGTAACACCACCCAAAGTCTGCATAACTGCTTTTGCTTTTGCAGTATTTCCCCCTATTAAATCTGGTGATTCTATAATTACATTTGGTGTAGAAGTATAACCATATCCATCGTTATCCAAATATATTGTGTTAACATATCCTTGACCAACAATTGGTGTCACCCTAGCAGAAGATCCAGTACCAACAAATTCCAAAGTAGTTATATATCCTTCATCCTCTGTGACTCGATCTATTTCATCTATACTTGTATCAATAACCTCATTTTCATATTCATAAAGTTCACATAAAAGTTCATAAACATAATTTTTTCCAAGTTGATAAAAAGGTTTTTCAAATTCAACTTTTTTATTTCGAATAATCTTTTACCCAAAGGAAAATAAATTAAATCACCTTCTCTTGGTCTCATTAAAAGATCGGGATCTTCATTAACATTATTTTTTTGCATGAAAGGTGTTATAAAAATTTCATACCTTTCTCTAGAAATTATAAGATTTACTTCATTTTTTAATCT